GATGCTGGTTTGGAAACTTGTGTACCTGGAGCTAGATAGTTAACTGCGAATCTACCTTTACGATATTGTCCACTCTCTATCTCTCCAGAAATGTTTGTTTCTGTAAACACTGCATCTTCCATTGCTATTATTGACATCACATTAATCTTTGCCATAGAAGCCATAAGCCCTATGATTTGGTCATACTGTCCCTGCAATCTATCAAAAGCAAATTTCTTTGCTATTACAAATGCTGGACCACTATCAAGTGGGTTTGGTATGAAGTCAAGAATAGTTCCTGATTGCATATGAAAAATATAAGTTCCATCTAAGTTGTAATACTCTGCAATCAAATCTCCATCGCCATTAGAGTTAGCCCATGAACCATTGTACTGGTCTGTATAAGCAGAAGCATACGCATTACCAACACCAAGAATGTTTGTTTCGTAAGCATCCTTTTGCATAATTTTATCTTTTGATGCTGGGTAAGTTCTAGCTAGTGCTTCTTTAGGTACGCGTCTAATGATTGCCATTTCTTTTGGTTGTTGGTCTGCACCAAAGTAACCAGGAAAACAATTGTAAGGGTCACGAAGTTCTGCACAAGGGTAAGGTGTACCATCTGCATCTTTTTTTTCTCTAATAACCCAAACAGAAAAACCATAACCAGGTAGCCATCTACCTACTTGTGGCATTTGTAAATCTAGTTTTTGTACATCGTCATATGCATTAACAATCCTGGAAAGTTTTTCTGCTTTCATTCTTGCTCTGCCTGAATCTTTACCATTAGGTACATCAACTTTTAAGTTTGGAATACGACCAATTTTTTGTGATAGGTGTTCTAAACCTGACATCATAAGGTTAGGTACTGGTACTTGCCAGTCTTCAAAACCTTTTAGCTGGTCACCAAGTAATGCTTGTATACCATCAGGTCCGCCATTCATAATTGCACGAATACGACCACGAGTGCTGTATGCACTTTGATTATCAAAATGTAATTGTGTTATTGCGTGTTGTATTTCTTCTGGTGTCATATTTTTACCATGGTGTATCGTTTATGTTACTTATATTCCATTCTCCAAAACTTGGTTCATAATCTAATCCTACCTCAGCTAATCGTTCTTTTCCTAATCTTCTTACAACTTTTAATGGAAACCAACTAGCCATAACGACATCTGATTTATAACTTTTAGCTTTGCTAGCTTTACTAGCAGCACTTGAAAAATAAATTAGTTGCCTACGATATATATTACTCTTAGTTTCACTTTCTGTGTCACCATATGGCAAATTAATTAACTTCTGCTCAAACAACTGTTGCATACTTCCAACACCATAGATTGGGTCATATTTGTTTTTTTGTGTCTGATGTCCTTCTAAATGTATACCGAATCTTGCACAGTAATCTTTTATATCTTTATCTTGTCGTATAGCTCTTTGGAAACCATTTTCTTCAATAACCCAGTGTGCTAATCCATATTTCTCATACCAATTCTTTATAGACTTTTTAGCTTGTATAACTCCGCCACCTTCTTCGTTTTCTATATCAACTAGAAATAATTGACCAGTCTCCGGGTTGGCTGCCCATAACACACAAGCCTGAAATCCTGTAGATGCTGGGTCAAGTCCTGCTATCAAATGTGTTCCAGCAGGTACATGCCCAATTCTTCTGTTAATATCTCTACACTGGTCTATCTCTTCTGAATTAAACATTGTTATACCTTCTACGAAAGCTTTGTTAAGATATACCATTTCAAAGATTGCTCTACCGCCTGTTGTGTCAGCATTATTTTTTTGCGATATTAACCATTTAAAAGTTCTCTTGCTTGGCCACAACATACACTCTTGATGTTCTTGTATCTCTGTCTCAGGTAGTATACATTCTGTACTGTGTGCTTCTTCTACAATTGTTTCAAACTCTGGGTTTTCTAAAAGAAAGTTATATAAATCTTCTGGGTGTTGCCTAGAGCCAATAACAACTACAGCAGTATGTTCCTCTTTCCTGGAAGATAATGTTGTAGTCCACCATTGCCTAGTCTGCTCTCTAGCACTTGGTTGTATTGTTGTACCATGGTCCTCAATGTCGTCTGCAATTATTAAGTCACAGTCACGAGAAAGTATCTTTCCACCTTTACCAACAGCTACCATTGTAGGACTCTTAATTCCTGTAACTGTTCTTGTTGCTACAGTAAACTGACCGGAACTCCAAGACTTACCACTTCGTACTTTTGGTTGAAACTTTACACCTGGTCCACATATCTCTTCTTGTAGTAGTTCATTGTTTTCTAAATGGTCAAGTACAGAACCTACAGCGTTCTTAGCTATATCTTCATTACCACCTACCCACATAATTCTGATGTTAGGATTTTTACATATCTGCCATACAGCAAAGTGTGTTAGTAAGTCAGTCTTACCATGTCGAGGTGGACTTAGTATCATCTGTTGTAAACCATTTTGCATAGCATTAACAATTTGATTAATCCATTTATCGTGAAAATCTGCTGTCTCGTATAATTCACCAGTCTCTGTTTTAAAATATCTATCTCTAAAGTTTTTAAAATCTTCTAGTGCTACAAGTGTATCCTCTGTAACTTCCCATTCTTCCTGTGCAATAAACACAGCTTTATCTTGTTGATAAGCTTTATACATTTTTGACACAGTACTTCTATCAATCTCCATAGCATCTGCTACTTGTTGATGTGTGTATGTTTTAGATTCGATAACTGCTGCCCACTCTGCAACAAACTCATCGTATCGTGGACCTCGTGCTACTGTGCTTGGTTTTACTTCAGTTGGTACTGTAGCTGTTCTTACAATTTTATTATTAACATAATGATATCTGTTTTTGCATTTTGTAGAACAATAAGGTGAACTTGTACGAGATTGTTTACGACAAGTCTCACCAACTAAATCATTTAACTTACACCTAGGTCTAGGCATTATTTTTTAATTTTCTTTACTTTACCATTTTCTGTGCGTGCAAATTTATGTGTTTTTGTTTCTCTAATAAGAGTCCCACTATATCTTTTGCCACCCCACATCCAAGTTACTTTTTTTGCCATGTTAGTAACTATACACTACCACATGCGACAAGACCAGTATCTTGCACTTGTTTTATCTTTAGCTGTAGAACATTTGTGTCTTGCTCTAAAGGATGCTCTTGCTTTTGGATTATCTTTGCGTATCTCCATGTTAGGGTCGCCAAACATAACCTTCTTAACTTTTCCATTAGACATAACAAAAACTTTAAATTTTTTTCTACCATATCCTGGTTCGCCTTTACTAATCCTTGTTGGATTATTAAGCTTAACCTTCATCCCACGCCACTCAGCCATTATCTTTTCTTTTTTCTACCTTTATTTTTTTTCATACCTTTTTTGTATGAGTAACCTTTACCTGGCATATCTTCTCCTATACTATATGTTGTATGAGTGATTATATTAAAGGACAACAATATCCTAATTACAAACCCTCTACTGCATATAGTAGCGGGCGAATTTGTATTCAAGAAACTTGTACAACAGTTATTTCAAAATATAATAAATTTAAATATTGTAACAATCACAAGCCTAAAGTGTATCCACGAATAAAAGGTCGCAATGCTCCTAGTGGATTACAAGAACCTACACAATAAACAAAACCCCACATTGCTGTAGGGCTTTGTATCGTACAGTCTGTCCATTTACTGTAATGAAAAATATGAAATCCACAAAAACATTCCATCAGTTACACTGTTACACCACATAACTTTGTTTACTTTTTTAAGATGAATCGCCTTTCTTTCTTTCATAAATTGAATCATATCCTCATATGATTACCTAGGTTTTCTAGGTATACCTACTATAGTGTTACTGGATATTTATGTAACTTAAATTCTAAATTATATTTGTACAGCTTCCAATATTTATTCATAGATTCTATTTCTATTATTTCGTCTAAAGTTGCACCTTTATATAATATTTTTTTAGACACACATCCTCCTAAAACTTATCTTTGTTTTATTGTAAGGCACAGGTAGGAACGAAAACAGGACTGAGGTGAAAAAAATTTTTTTATATCTCTATGTCTTCGGATTTAGTTTTTATACTACAGACAAAGCTGTTTTTGTTTTTACAGTTCCCTGCATTTATAACATAGGCCTTCAACAAGTTCGTCTTCCCAAAAAGGATTCCAACAATATTCACAATCAACTACCGGTATGTATTCAGTCATACAAAAAGTTTACCATACCCTAGACAAGCTAGGGTTATAAGGAGTAACAATGTTAAGAATTAACATATGTTAATACTTTAAGTCTACACAGGTTTTTTATATTGAATTAAAAAAGACCCTCCATTTCTAGAGGGCCTAGTTTACATCGACTTAATGTATTAATTAAAATAAGAAATAATAAAATGAATTATCAATCTTAATATTTATTTTATATTAGTTTGCATTACATTGCAAATGCATTTAGTATGAAATTACAAACAGTGACTTATAGTATAAAATTACAGGTGAAGTTGGCATCAGGAGTCAGAAAGCTGGGAATCGGTAATACGATACACTAGAAAGGCAAACCCAGTACCCAAGGAATTTAGAAACAAGTAACTTAAACACTTTCGCAATTCTATTGCACATAATGCCTGCTATGAAAGAACCCCCACTACAATAGGTACTATGAAATGTTTAGAGTGTAACTCTACACTAAAACAGATTAACGAGACAACTTACTACTGTGATAGTAGTCCAACTATCTGTAGTCAATCAACTAAAGTACACTATATCTAGTAGTACATTTTTACTACAGTTTGTTACTGATAAATACTATGGTCTAAGACATAACAAGATAGGGTGTTTAGATTGACATTACCATTGTTTTATATGGCTCTATAGGTAACTTATTCTTTATGATTGATTTTGTTTTTCCTTTACCAGCAAATTTATTCTTCTTGCTAGTGTTTAGTGGTGTGATGGGATTATATGCGAAGAGATTGATTAGAACCCACCACCCTATATTAATTTAAATCCAACAAGCGAAGGCCAGCAATAAATATACATTGTATGTATAAAATATATCTAATATATATGTAAATGTATTTGACAAGTAAAACAATTAATGAGAAAATATATAAGAAGTTATTAATTAAAAAGGAGTAATAAATGAAGAAGCAATCAAAAGCTAAAGCAATAATAGAAGACCTACATCAAAAGGTTGAAGCCTTCGAGGATTCGGAGAAGCTAAAAAACTATTTAGACTTTAGTTCAAGGTTCATTAATCGTTCTATGAATAATCAATTCTTGATATTCTTTAGCAACCCGCACGCTACTTATGTAAAAGGTTATAAGCAATGGATAGATGACCATAAAAGAATCGTTGTAGCTTGTACAGTATGCAGAAGCTTCAAGAATGTTGAATGCACTTGTGAAGAGCGTACAGCACCAAAAAGAATTGAGCAACTTGCACCAATGACTAAGAAGACCGGAGAAATTATCAAAGTAAATGGTAAGGACACCGAAGAGGAAATATTATTCTTTAGAGTTGTTTATGTCTTTGATGTTGCAGACACTGAAGCACTAGAAGGCGGAGAAGAAATACCTAAATTAGTTGACTGGGTGACCGGTGAGACTGACGAAGAGATTACAAAAAGATTCATTAAGATAGTAGAAGATAATGGATTTAATTTCCGATATGATTCATGGAGCTCTAAAGACCTAAATGGTTGGACTGACTTTACAAATAAAGAAGTTGTTGTCTCATCGGATAGACCGGAAGCACAACAATTAAAAACATTAATCCATGAGATAGGACATATGTTCGCACATGCTGAAGACCGCGAATTTAATATGACTGACCCGCGACCACTTAGAGAAGTAGAAGCGGAGTCCATAGCGTACACTGTAGCAAATATGCTCGGCTTAGATACTAGCTCTTATAGCGTTGGATATGTAGCCGGATGGAGTAGCAACGATAAAGAGACCCTTCACCAATCAATGAAGGCGGTTCTAAAAACTGTACAACTTATCATGGATAAGATGTAATAACCCACTTATTACATAAACAAAGAAGAGCCCTTTCGAAAGGGCTCTTTTTTTTACCTCTAAGCCCACGATACAGGCGATTTAAAAGCCTACTGTTCTTTATGGTATTGTAACCCAGGTTGACATATAACCGGCCTTAAATCGAAGATAAAGGCATACTATATATAGTGGTGTCCTCGCCTAAGTCTCGCCTAAGTCAGCCATACTACCTTTAGAGATACTTGTCAAATCGATTAACACATTTTATTTAAGACATGTTGAGATATATTTATAGTTAGTTAAACTGGTTTACAAGATAGTTAAGGAGTAACTAATGAATAAAAAAAGAAGAGTAAGACCACCAGTTACTATCAGCTTACCTAGTAGTGCTGAAATTGTAGATGGTGTAATGGTTGTCAGCGATAGACAAGTAACCGACTTGTATAAAACTGTTAAACATTATCAAAGTCTAAAGGACCTTAGAAAATATAAGGGACGAAGCGAAAGACTAGAAGAAGCTATAACAAACTGTATAGATGGTAAAGCAGAAGTTGATTCACTATATGATGAGATAGAGCAATGGATGGATAATATGTCCGGCACTAACTTAGAGAATACATATAAGTATGACCAACTAAGCGAATGTTTAGAACACCTATACGAAATACAACAGTTGATGGAGCAGTTAGAAAATTATCAAAGCGTTGTTGAATTTCCGGGGATGTTCTAATGGAAACAGAAGACAAACTTCTCATGGCAATTGCAAGATATAAAAATTGCATAACAACTGAGAAAGAATTTAAACAAGAAGTATTTAAGATACTAGGAGAGGAATAATGACAAAAGAATATAAGTACACATGGGAAGTAGATAATTTAAAAACTTCTAAAAGAGAATCGTATAGTGGTATTCATATTGACAAGCAAGATATAGAAAGAACTTATCAAGATGAAGAACATTACAGTAAGGTTTCATATACTGCTAAAGGTTGGTGGAGTAAGGACAACTTTACATTACGCAGAGATAAGAGGATATCAAGATATTCCAATGATGGAGAATGGAAAGTTTCGTGGTCTAGTGGTGGCTTTGATGATGAGATTGGGATTATTGATAGATTAGAAACAGTACAACAAATCATGGAAGATATGAAACACTTCTTAGAATATGGAGAGTTTCTATTCCATGATGAAACAAAACAGGAAGAAGAATAAATGGGTAAAGTATCAGTAGAAGTAGCAACCACTAAGACTTATGTCATTAATGGATTGCAACGAAATGAAGTGTGGGATTTAGTCAATGATGAACACACACAATCTTTATATCTGGAAGATATCAGAATCGGAAACTTTGATGATGAGTATGTCCAGGAAGAAATAAGAATCGTAAGTGTAATGGAAGAGGAAGAATGAAAAATATTAAAGTAGAACAAGTTACTTTGTATATAGCAAGTGACACTAACAAAACAGATATAGCTTTTGATAGTGTTATCAATGCAGTAATGGAAGATAGTTGGATGAGTGACTATACCTTACTAGATTATGACAACCCAACAGAATACAAGTTGGTTAAGAAGTAAATTGTTTAAACATGGCAAACATAATAAAAGGAGAAAACAATATGAGTAAAAAAACATTAGAAGATAAAGTACAAGATATTTTATATCAAATTGGTTTAGATTACGATAGTACAAAAGATTGTTTAATAGATGATTATGAGTATTTAAGAGAAGAATTAAATCTAAATCACATTACAGAATACGATAGTAATACAGACGATTACAATATTGGTTTTGAGATTGGATATCTTAGAGCTTTGGAAGAAGTATCTAGTCATTTTCATCCTATGGGGTTAGGTTAATTAAAAGAAAGGGAAGTAATGTTAGAGCAAGTATTTCTTTTGACACAAGCAATTCTATTAGCTATATATTTAGGTATTGCTATTGAAAGGAGAAGATAATAATGAATAGAAAATTATATAACTATTCACTTGAAGCAATGGAAAAACTAGATAGAAGGGATACCTTTATCAAGAGATTAGGTTATAGATATGCCCGGAAGATATTTGATATATCATTCATGGCTATCTATGGATACAGTCCCTACGATTACACAAGAAATGGAGATGGTGAAGATGGAAGAGATGTTTGAGAATCTATATAAAGAAATACTTGAAGATGAGTTGTTATTAGCACGCATAACCGGTGTGTTAGAGGAGTAAAACATGTTGATAAATAGACATTACATTGTAAAACAAGACGACTATAATAAAAGTATGAGTACAATAAAACTCGATGTGCATGAGCAATGTTCACATATGGTTATGTTGCTGAATGGTAGACCTATGTTCTTTGATTCTACTAAAGAGATACAAAGATATGTAGAGAAGATGAAGCTAAGAATAACCGGAACTTCTGTACAAGGTACTACTTACCTTGTTATTGCACAAAGAGAAGATTCTAGTTTATAAGAACTAGATAAACAAAAAAATAATATAAGGAGATTGCAGTGACCGAAAATAATATTTCTGTTCTAGACAATTTGTTATCTGAACATGTTGTAAAAGATGAACAAGAAAAAAATAATCTATTAACTGGATTAGTAGATGCAACACAAGAGCTTGATAAATTTCAAGAATCAATAAGCGATTATACATTTATACGAAACCAGATTGTTTGTAAGCTATACAAAGAACATGGTGTAAGTGCTATAGCATTGAGTAACTTGACTAACTTATCAAGACAGATGATACATAAGATAGTTAAGGATAATACTGATGAAGAAATTTACTAAGATTATTAAAATACCTAGTCAAGAAATAGGTATGACTGTTGAAGCTGATAGCAAAGAAGAAGCAGATGAACTATTTGCAGTGATGTTAGAGAGTAAATCGATAGAGTTTACTAAAGATGAAGAGGAGTAACCAATGAATAAAGAAACCAAAAAGAAATTACTATCACCATTCCCGGAAGAGGTAGTGCAAGACCCGCCGAAGGGTAAGTTCGGTAAGTATGTAAACCATGCAGTTTATGTAGAGAGATTGAGAGATTCTGATGTTGACTATGAATGGGAGTTCGAACCCATAATTATTAATGACCAAGTTGTAGGAGCTATTGGTAAGCTAACCATCGATGGTAAAGTTTATCAAGGAGCAGGAGATGTTGAAGACCCGGCATTAAAGAGAGCAACGATAGGTGAATGTCTTAAGCTAGCCGAGAGTGACGCATTCAAAAGAGCATCAATGAGAGCTGGATTAGGCGTAGAATTGTGGAGTGGTACTGATGATTTCTACATGGAAGATAAACAAGAACCAATAGAGAAGACTGGGCGTGTGAAAGATATAGTTATAGACCAGGAAGAAGCAGTATCTAAACCGGACATGTCTTTTGATGTAGGTGAACCAGTTAATAATGCACAAGAGATTAATGAGATTCTGAAGGATATGTGTCCGGACGAAGAGCAAAGAAAAACTCTTAAGGATAAAGCATACAAACAAGTAGTATCTAAATCTGATTTCCCAACAGAGGTAAACGAATGGAGTGATGCTCAAGTCAAAGACTTTATACAGTTGTTTGCTGACTTAAAAAAACCAGTAGATAATGTAGCTCTTATAGAAGAGACTTTAGGTGAAGTCATAGACCTAACTAAGAACTGTCCGGAGTGTGGTAAATCTGATTACATTGAAGACAATAGGGAGAAGAAAGCATCTGACCCTAAGTTTTCCAAGATACCTAGTTGGAGCTGTAGTAATTACAAAGACAATGATGGTTGCGGATGGACTGGATGGGGTGATACTGACTGCCCAACAGAATGGCTCTAGAAAATGTGGGTAAGTCTTTTGATATTGATAAATTTAAAAAGAAATTAAAAGACCTCTATCCAGAATATAACTTCGATGTACCAGTTGCACCAGATACTAAATGCAAATCACCATACTTTTGTGATAGCAAAGACAAGATAAAGTATTCGGACACCGAAGGGAACTTGTACTGTGGATTACGATACAAGTTACAAGACGATAAGAACCCATTTAAGTGGGAGTATGCAACATGCCATGCACTTATAGAGAGCGTTGACGAGCAGGCCCAATGGGAAGAGAAACAAGGAGATATTTTTTGAGATGTCGAAGTTGTGACATAGGAGAATTTGATATCTATGGAGAACCAAGCTATATCAAAGATAACTACTGTAAAGAATGTAGAAAATATATAAAGGAGACGATATGATTAATGTCGAATTAAGTAAAGCAACAACTGGCATGGTAATTGCTGAGTTGTTAAATAGAAAAAATGATAAGGGTATGCCCTTGTTTATGGCTAAGAGCATACTAACACCTAGCGGACAACAGCAACTTATGTGTATCATACCTAACTTACAAATACATACAGAAGTATTGGGAGAAGAAGAATGAAGTACACAAATACATATGAAGAGAGACAGTCAGTACCTGATATGGCTGATGAAGCAATGCAAAACTACTTAGTAGATAGTGGTTTAGTAGAGTATAAAGATTGGCTCAAGGTAGGCACTGACCCTAAAGAAAATAAGTTAGACCTATTCTATTATGTCACTGACATACTGTTGATACCAGACTATGTCGTTGTAGGTAAAGGACTCATACATTTAATGGAAGTAAAAGGTACTTTGAAGTTAAAAGAAGCTGATTACTTGAAGATGAAAAAGATGTACGATATTGCTAAGGATAAAAAGAGAGACAAGGTTAGAGTATGGTTAGTATACTTTGCAAACCCAGAAGCAAACCCTGTTATGTGGACATTTAAAACTATAAAAATGTTGTGGGAATCTGATAAGTTAGAAGAACACTACTATCCGGAAGTAGATGTTGATGGTAATAAAAAGATGTACAAGATTCTACCAGAAACTCATGTCGAAAAAATATAATCCTTTACCAACCTATCTAACTATTAGAAAAAGTAAGATACATGGCTTAGGATTATTCAGTACTAAACATATAGGTAGTAACACTGTACTGGGTGTATCACATGAGAAGAAACTGTTTAAAAAAGAATTGATAAGGACACCGCTGGGAGGTTTTATCAATCATACAGATGAACCTAACTGTAAGTTAGTAAAAGGTAGAGGTAAGTATTATCTCATCACTGTAAAACAGATTCATCCTAATCAAGAACTAACTTTGAAGTACCATATGTACTCTGTCTAAACTATCTTGTAGTTATCCCAACCATCTTTATCAATAGTGAAGCATAGAACACCGGGCTTAGACCAAAGTCCGGTTCTTGCTGTGAAATCAATACTTGCATCTATAGATGGACACTGAAACCAGGTCCTATCTCCTTGTTGCATCATACGAGGATGATGAAAGTGTCCTGTAATTAAAATAGAAGCATCTCCTGCTGGTAAATCACCGAACATCTGTCCTTGCCACCACTTTATTATCTTTCCTTCTGGACCTGAACCACCTGCATGCATGTGACCATGGGTAAATGCAACAGTTGTGTTCTTTATTTCTAATACATGATGGAAACTATCTGGTATAGACACCTTTACTTTCTTATATCTAGGATTCTGTTCCATAATTTCATTGCATATCTCCAAGTGCATAGTGTCAGAGTTATCTAATCGTGATGTAACTACCTGTCCTTTACCACTTCTTGCCATCTCACCATGATTTGCAGGCACTCCAGACAATACAATCTTGTTTGCATAGGGTAGAAATGTGTCAACAGTTTTCATTATCAGTTTTCTTGCTAGATGATACTGTTGTTGCAGTGTCAAGGATATATTAAAGGGCTGAGAGTCATAAAATCCATAACAACCTTCGGTCAAATCGCCCATAGAAAGCAAATAAATTTCGTCTACGCCACCTAGTGCCTTGACCTGTGCTACTCCTCTCTCAAGGGCCTTCTCGTATCTCTCAAGCGTTTTCTCTACTCCGAGGTCATCTTTACCTAGTTGCCAGTCACTCATTGTCCATATGAATGCTTGTTTGCTCTGTATCTTTTTATTCTTGATAGGTTTTTTCTTAGATACTTCTTTTAATAGTATGTCAAACCACTCATCTCGTGCCGGATGTTTCCTTTTAACTACACCTTTAAAAGCATAGAAGGTTTCTACTGTACCACCTTTAAGCTGTGTGTTCCAAGATGATGCTTTTACTTTGCCATCTATTTCATAATGCTCTGGGTCGAATCCCCATTCTTTAAGAATATCATCGAACTTGCTTTTATAATTAGGGTCAGTTCCAATGTGTGTGATTTCACCTAGGCCAGTCGATTCATCAAACTCTGCTGATGGTTGCCAACCTGATTTAAAATAGTTATTGCCTAAATCTATAGGCTTTTTTTTCTTAGCCATATTGTCCTCCTGTTGTTACTAACAGTATAGACAACTGGTGCTACAAAATCTTTAACTTATTTTTTTCTTTGCGAATGTTTTAATAACAGATAAAGCTGCTCCACCACCTGCAATAGCTGCAATTTGTAGATTGTTTATGTCAACTCCAACGATTGGACTGATTGTCAAAGCTCCTATGAACCCTTCAATGAATGTCCATACTGCTCGTTCTAACATATCTTTTAGTTCTGGTGTCATTGTATTAACTTTCCTAACTTTAATTTTCTTTGTATGTCCTCTAGTATATCAAGGATTTTATCTAATTTAGTTTCAAAACTATCAGGAACATACACATTATCAGGTGATTTGTTACTCAATTCAGGTGTTGTTTCCTCTACAATCCACTGTCGCCAGGCATCTCCTGGACATTGTGTTTGTTTGAATGAGCTATGTGGTCTGAGTTCTCCACCTACCTGTTCATAAAGCCACTTAACAGATGCGATAGCTTTATCTGAAGGTTTGTCGGTAGCATTCCTACCACCCAGCCAACACACAGCAACATAATGCTTATTATTGTAGTTAATTTCTTCACGATTATTACCTCCTTGTGCTGCACTTCTATTTCCAAATCCTCTACCCTCGTATATCTGACCTGTATCACCAACTAAAAAGTTATATGCTACATCATTCCAACCTCTATCATCTTGATGTAGTCTTTGTATAGTCTTGCACTGGTCCATCTCTGCCATATTTCCTACAGCAGTAGGATAAGCTGACCAATGTACAACTAAACCCTTGACTTCTCCTAGTTTAGAGAAAGGTTTTTTGTTAGGTTTAGCACCCCATATATCTCTTGTTGTTATCTTCATTGGCATCTCCTTATCTTAGTGGTTATGATTGTTAGCTTCAAGCCAAGCCAATCTATTCTTTAAATCATCTATCTGCCAGATGTTTTGATTAACACTTTCTATTTGTGTTTGTATTCTAGTCATTGAATCATTAAGGTCTTGATACTCCCACTTCTCTAGTAAGTAATATCTATCTAAATCAAAGCCACTATCTCTTAAAGATTGCTCTGTATCAAACTTTAAATCATAGTAATTTTGTTCTAAGTTCATTAAATTAGTTTGTAATGCAGCCATCTCTTCATTAAACCTACCAACATTTTGTGCAGCCATTTCTAATTGTTGTATCTTTTCGTATAGTACAGCTATATCATTTTGTACAAATGTACTTTCTTTTAACATTGCAAAATCTATTTCAACTTGATTCATTCTGTCATCTATGCCTTGAAGTGTGTTAACTATATCAGCAGCAGTAGATAAACCTGCACCAACAGAACCCATAAGAGCTATAGCTGTGGCTATTAAACCTAAATTATCTTTTACTTTTTTTAACACTTACCCACATCACTACTAGAAACTCAATCATTATCCACCTAACTTAATGAGAACATCTGTTAGAGCAGAGTTAAGTTCTCTTTCTCTCATAGCTAGACCTACAATATTCTCTTCTAGCTTTTGTATCTGCACCATATACACAGCCACTTGTGATTGTAATTGATTCACTGTTTGAAACAACCAAGCTACAAGAGCAGCTAAACCACCTTGTAATACTTGATTTAAATTTACTGTTGCTTTCATATATCCCTACATATTTAAAGTAGCAACAACCAATATGACTGTAGCTACTAAACCTAATACTTTATAAAATTCTGATTTGTCCAATTTGTTATCTAGTTTTTCTTCTAGTCTGTCTAATCTATCAATGACCATTTGCAATAACTCCTTCTGTGTAAAGTCTTGATTTGGATGTGTCATT